CCAGCTACAAAATCCTATGCGCTACTGGGGGAACTGACCAGCGCAATTGCAGTCCAAAGGTTAGAAGCATGTCAGAACGGAGGCCATAAACTCCAATGAGTAGCTAACCAAGCTCGTGAACAGTGGTGTTTACACGGGTACTTTCGATATAACGGCTCGTCCAGTCAAGCAAATATCGTGAGAATAGGAAGGGTGGTTGGAAACGACCGTCCTGACTTTCTCAACCCGGTCTGAACCAGTAAGCAAGAATGATTTCTCTTTAACTTTAAATATTGATTATATGTCTTCAATAACTCCTGACTTATTACTTCACTTAAAATCACAAAACTTTGATGTTGTAACAATGGGTCATGCCTATCGCGTCAATGGCTGTGTTGATATCTGGTTTAATGGAAAAACAGTTTTCGACAAACAAGCAAATGACTATCTCAATTTTGAGACTCCGCAAGAATCAATTGCCAGGGCTATCCAGTTGGCCACAAACTATGGGAAACAACAAGCATTTTCATTGACTACAGCTAGGAAGAGGATGTCTTATCAAGAATTTAAACACAGGAAAGAAGAAATCAATCCAGTGGCTGAATACTACCACTGGAATAACGATAAGGACTTTTCAGAGGATTGCCTATACTTTATTCAATCAGGCATAAACGTCAAAATTGGAAGGTCAATAGATCCTAAAAAAAGACTGAAAGAACTTTCAACAGGTATAGCGGAAAAGCCAAAGATTCTTCTGGTCGTTAAAAATAAGGGCCACATGGAACGTAAACTCCACTTATACTTTAGTCTTTGGAGAATCAGAAAAGATGCTGAGTGGTTTCAGTTAAGTGACCAAATACTAAAGTTCATCAACTTTTTAAAACTGGATAAGAGGAAAACTAAAATTCTGTAGCCTACTTCTTCCCGGCAGGTTTGGCGGTTGGCTTCGGCTTCATCTGCGCAACCCTCACATTCCACTCTCCCTGACGGTCAACCTTCATTAACTCAGTAACCCTACGTTCTTGTTCGGCTGTCAAAGACTCTCCTTTTGCAAGTTGTGACTGAACCTGAGCTAAAAATATCTGATTGCTGACCTCCTGTTTGCTCTTCCATGCACCGGCTCTTGCCTTCTCCCATTCTAATTCAGTTTGGCCTTGGCGATCTTCTGCGGCCAGTTGTGCATCTGCCTGGGCTTTCGCTTGAAGTGATTGCTGTTGGGCCATAGCGTTATCCTGGATGTCTTTAGACTGCTGTGCCTGGGCTGCTGCCATTTTCTGCTGCTTATACATTTTAAGCAATCGAATGGATCGGTAGATGTTTGGCTCCATCTCGATCTCCAAAGCCTCGTAATCGTAAAGTGTGCCTGCTTTAATGCCCTCTTGAACATATACTGCCAACCGTGCCTTCATTTCGGCTGTAGGCAACCTTAATAGGTAGCATCCCAATTGGTGATGAGTGAGATCCGAAAGTAATCCCATAACAGCCATGGACCGTAATCCAAGGGCCTCCGTGTATTCTGGTGCCAGTCCTGTAGCGGCCATCCCTGATATATGCATGACCATTTTCTCATGCGTTCCAAGGTTGATCTGGTCAAATGCTACAAACAGACTCCTGAGTGCATCATCGGTGGACCCGGAAGCCATCAAAGCTACTGCCTTGCCCATCTCTGAGTTTGGAGTGCTGGCATCTGTCAACTCATTCAATCCTATCTGATCTCGGAGAAGGTTAATGTCGTTCAATACGTTCTGGAAGTGAGCAGTCATAGCCGGGCTCATTCCATTGTTCATCTCCTGAATTGGCCTCCAATTGGAATTCTGCCCATCTGCACCCTTCCTTCTCCACAATAAAATACCTGTTTCAAAGTACAATCTGAGTACTTCTTTTGGCTTCATACGGGTACCACCGGCACCGTCCAGAGAAATATCTTGTAAGGCCGAGAATTCAATGTCAAGTCCTGCCGGCCTGGATTTAGCTGCATGGTGTTGGTACTGCAGCCAGTTGATTTGTATGTTGTCCAGGGTAGGGATAATAGACTCCATCAAGCATTTTTTCAGCTTGTAAACGGTATATGGTCCAACTGTCTTTCCGATGCTGGACTCGTTTTTAAGCATGTCCTTGCTCTTGCCAAAGTTGATCACATACTTGGTGCCAACTACCCACATGGCCTGATATTGATTGTCGCTGCAATATCGTATCACCTCATTGCCAGGATTCTTTTTATTGTAGGACTCAACTGTGCCTCCTTTGGATTCAATGTCTTTCCACCAGTCAAATGACTCCTGATAGACGTTGACATTTCCAATCTCGTTCTTTTTTACTTTATGAGTCTCCCAGTCAGGTGAAAACCAAACAGCATCTTTGACTGTGATCTTGGTACTATCCCAAGGATAGCACATATTCTGAGCATAGTAGTCGGCAACGTTTATGCTGTTGAAATCTGTCCGGGCTGTGGTTTCAGCAATTTTACGGTAGTCTTCTTCTGTCAACTGATCACCGGCTATCTCTTTGAATTGGCCAATGGTAAGATCCCAGTCTTCGTAAATCCATTTGGCATCATCACACATATTTTTCAATGTGGAAGACATGGCCATACGATCTGGGTTACAACTGCGCTTGCGGATTTTGCTACCTACCCGATAAACTTTGGTCGCGCAAGCAGCAATTTCTACCAGGTTACGGGCTACGTCTGTGAGAATGTCATTGTAATTGTCATTCTCGTTCATGACTTTCATCAGGTCCTGAATAACCATGCAATAGTCCTCTTTGTAGAACATATTCATGTAGATGTCAATTTCTCCCAGGTTGGTAGGTGGAGGAACAACGTCCTCTTGCACCGGACCTTCAAATGCGATACCTGTTTTGTCTGATACTGAGTCTAAAAAAGGCTTGTTTACAATGAATTCCTCTAACTGCATGCGCTTAATACGCCTGTTATCCTGAGCTCTCTTGTCTACCGCCTGAATTCCAATATCATTGTTTTGCTTCAATAATTTGCCGATCAGCACATTAACGTACTTGCTGGCAATATCCAATATCTCCCAGTTGAGTACCATGAAATCCAAGGCATTTGGGTCCTTTCTGGTCTTCTTATCTTTTATCCCGAGTTGAGGTTTGTACTTGTCGATTGAGTTATTTCCTCTCGCGTATGATCTCCAGATGGCATATTTGTTTATACCATCTACAGTGCCACGGTAGAATCCATTTGACTCCCCGTTAAGACCTACCGCTTCCATGGCTTCACACCACTTCAACGAATATTCTGCTGTAGCCTTAGTCTCTGGACTTAAAAAGTCCGATGGAAATAGGGGATTTTTTTTATCGTATTCCATTATCGTGGTATTAAAATTCCTGCCGCCTCAGCGAATCTACCTGATTCGCCTGAATTATCGTAAGTATCGAACCAATCATTTATGTTGCCTTCGGATGGCCTCTCAATTTCTGATTTTTTTTCCGCATGTACTAATGTCATACCTGAACTAACGGTAGCATCGTAAATAGTAGGATTCAAAGGATCAAAGTTCATCCAGCTTTCAATGGTGTTATCAAATGGGCATCGGTGCACATGCTTATTGATGTATTGTGATATCCGGATTGTGTAGTAGTTTGTTACTTCCCGGGTTTGTGCTAATCCACCCTCATCTGAATTTTGCTGAACGGAAAGGCTTTCTCCATCCTCCAAGGCTTCGTTTCCAATGTCATCTTTTGGATACCATAGCAGCCAGTCAAGGCCATTGTACTTGAAATAGCCGTTTAGTGTGTCAACGTTTCTTTCTGGAAGTATTTTGCATCCAAGGAACATTGCGGCCATGGCCATATCCTCAAAGTATATTTCAGGATCGTTTGGACGATTGATATACTCGAAAATAAAGTTGTGACTTTGCCACCTCTCTATTGGAGTATGAAGATCTTGTTGGTCAAATAATCGGAATCCATGGGCACCCGCTTTTGATGCTCTTGGATCTTTGGTAGCTGTAAACTTAATCGGGTCAGTACCTATTCTGAAAAGGTGATTGTTTCCAGGTATGACAAGATTCTTTGATCTTCCAGCCCGATTATATCCCCATTCCTTTTTGAAGTTGTTAAGAACCTTCCATTTATCAGGTTCTTTTATTCCTGAGAACTCATCCGGAAACCATGCCCAATTGAACCTACCTGCATGTTCATCTGGTGACCATCCAACAGGACCAAGCTTCTCTTTAAGCCAATATAGATTACCTCGGACATAAGGTTTTTTATGCATCCGGTTCCTGATCTCTTCCAGCCGGTTCGATAATAACTGGATGTTGAATACTGATTTGCTTTGGTCCTTAATAAACGCCTCCGTTGAATTTCGTGGAGACTTGCGCATACGGCTTGATAATTCCTTCAAATCGTCTTTTATGCTGTCAAGGTCTGCCTGTATTTTAATGCCTGCCAATGTTCGATCTACTTTTCCATATTTATTACATGGAGGTGAGTACTGTTGACCGGAAACGGTAAATGGTTTTATTGACGTATCGGTGTCAAGTGCAGAAATGAAGTGTCTATGTATTTTTGATTTAGTAAATCCGTTACCATCCAATAGTGTTGGATCGCTATCCTTCCATATCTTCTCACACTCATCACCACCCTCATTCATTTCCTCTACAGTACTTTCCTCGCGTAGCAATCCAATCTTAACATGGTTACGGAATACTGCTTTTAGATTAACACCATGTCTAACGTGAACGTCTGCAACTTTTTTGGGATCAGTTTTCCCTACTTCTGAGGCATAAGCATCTCCAAGTGTATCACCGTCCAAAACCTTTTCACCTGGATAGGCTGAAAATATTGTGCTCTTTAATTCTAAGTCTGGACCAAACTCTACATTCCTACCACCGGCACCACGAACGGAAGGTCTACTAAAAGTAAATGCTTCTTTAGGATCTGTTCCATGTGAGAACTCAGGCTTAAAGAATTGAGGCATTGTGTTAAATAATGGAACTAGCTTTGCCTGGAAAAGTTTCTCTCGAATATCATCAATGTGCTTTCCTTGTATAGCTGCACGATGGCTATGAAACATCGTTGTACGATTCATTAATACCGATAACTCTTCGGAAGATTTACCAGTACCACGCGAAGCGATCATTATATATCCAAGGCTACATGGATTCTCTTCACACCACGAACGGATATAGAAGTTATCCCGCGAGAACTCATAGTAGTTTGGATAGCCTTCATTTGAAGGATGGTCGAACTTGGACCACTGTAGATAAAAATAGTGATGACCTGTGATGTAAGTAGGCTCACCATAATTCATAAACCAAACTCCTTTATGTCTCCTCCACCACTCCTGCCTGCGATATCTTTCCAAAACAGAATCAACGTGAGTTACTTTCTTACGCTGTCCGATAAGAACAAGTTCAAACTCGTTTTTCTGTTTGTACTCTTCCTCTAAAACTCGTTCGGTATAATATTTTGGAAGTGGTGTGCGCCTCCAATACTGTTCTTCCTTACTTAGATTTGAGAACAGAATCTGCTCTTTAGGTGGGATTTTTGGTAGGTGGCATTGGAATCCTTCACCGACTAGAATTTTAGTTGCCCCCGGTGTCGGATAGAACATAATCGTTACTTTCTGTTACTACTTCCTTTTCAACTGCCAATGACATCTGCTCTAATATGCGAGAACTATTTTCTGGGGAAATCATTTCCTCAAACTCCGCATTCTTCAACTCTCCTTGGCTATCACCATAGAACTCCTGATAAAG